CAATTATTTACACCGCCATATTTGTAGTAGACGAGGATTTTTGCAGGCGTTGTTCCATCGGACGCTACAACTTTAACTTGAAAACCGCTGCATTTGACAATCGCATAACTATCACCAGTTAACTCTGTGACTGACGCCTTAGCCCCGCATGCAAACGTTAATGCTCTTGAGAAATCGTTAACACCGCCGGTCGTGATTATTCCGACATACACGACGTTGTCTTTGAAATATTCGTTTTCGGCTCTTTTTTCGGCTTCAGACGTTAATTTGTCGCTTAGTTCGGACGGGGAATTGCAAATAATGCCCTCGACGACTATTTTATTGTCGGTATTGGCTGAAATATCAAGATCCGGGTAATAGTTTTTAAGAAACTCAATGGTGTCGGTCGCATTTTGAGCTTGCTCGGGTATAATAATACCTTGCGAATCGATGAAACCTGGAAGTTTTTGAATGTATGGTAAAATATAACTACCTATATCAGCCATTATCTTCCCCTCCTTCATCGATTTCTGGCTCTGGTTCAGGACTTGGTGTCTCATCTTCCGGCAACTTACCGCCGTCGACGATAGTTCCGCTTATATAACGCCCAACGAACCATTTAACATTATCATATACCTCATCCATGGTTATTTGACCATCCACTGGCGTTTTGCATTCAACGATACGAACAATATCAATCGAATGCTCGTTGTCTTCAAAGCCGGAAGGTATCGGCGTCGAATTATCCGTATAATGATTTATACAAAGATCACTAGAAACCCATAACGAACTTGCAGAAGTAGTAGGTATGGCATATACGTGTGATCCAAGATCCTCACCATTTGGCTGAACCCCAATTATCAAATTCGATTTGAATGGATGCTCAGTCCCCTCGGCAATATTATTACCCATCGCGATAACAATAAGGCCGTCTTTTGCCATTATTCCATTACTGCTTGTATCCAAGATTTGCGTTTTGGTTGTTCCGGACATAGTGCATACCGCAAAGTTGTCGTCTATGCAATATAACACTCGACTCGTACTTGCTTGATACCCGATAATAGCATCGTTATGCCCATTTCGGCAATCAGCAGGGTTTTTAAACCTCGCGACAATATAAACGACCCTTGTGCCGGTTTCTCCAGCGTTCATATTGAACGGTATAGAACCGGCTGTTTTATCGTTGAACGTTATCCAAGATCTAATGTTGTCAGAATCGCTAGATAGATCGTCCCACGTTTCTCCGTCGGATAAAGCCCCATGCTTTATAGTCATATTCCTTGAAGCATCTTCGGACCATAATTCAGGCCATCCAGTAATTACGGATATGTTTTGCGGGTCTGTTTCCGTAGCACCTGGTCTCTGCCAATTTTCTCTTATAAAGTTTTTAGAGGCATGGACCGCATCCCATACCTTGTTAACGAAGCTGCCTCTATAAATATAAGCGCTTCCACGCTCGCCGACTCTGTAAACGATAAGCGGAATGCCAAATATCCAGTCTTCTGGGCTTCCTGCTTCGACGGCCGAATACTTAGTAAGCTCGTTTTTAACGTCGTCAATTTCATCTGAAAGCCCGTCGACAGCGTCCCGCGCTTCATCCGCAATATCTGTTATCTTGGTCGATATTGAACGGATGCCACGAGTGTTTGTAGACATTGTATAAACCGCATGAGCCGGATCTTTAAGAGGTATGCTCATTTTCGTTATTGGGAAGTCCTTGTTTACAAGGCCAAACGGCGCTGCATTCGCTTTGACAACTGACTGAAACTTGAATTTGTCGACGTCATAACCCATTTCAGACAGATCAAGAGCCGTAAGGCTTAACACCATATTATCGAACTGAATGTTGTTCAAATATAAAGCGGCTAGTTGCTTGAGATGATATGGGTCAGCTATGCCACTAAATTCGATAGCTTTTTCACGACGTCCATACCTCTGTATAATATCTGCACGGTCTTCGAGATAAACACTTCCGCCATTTACAGATGCTATGGTTAGTTTGGCCTTAACTGTGTTTCCGTTTGAATCGGTTTGTCCTGTTTCAACGTTTGCACCAATCGGTACAACGACCGTATATAACTCGGCAAGGCTCCATTCCTCGGCGTAGTCAAGAAGATTGCTTCCGAGATCTATCGTCTGGTTACAATCCGTAGGGTGGTCTTTAAGATAATCCAAATATCTTACACCATTCTCCCAACGAATCCTAAAGAATCCGCCCAACTCACTTGCAAGTGACTGCAAGCAGGACCACGTCGTTGAATTGTAATCGGTCGTATAACTTCCTCTATTAACACGTCCTGTGATATGGTCTGCGGAGTCATTATCCGTGACTGTTACGGTGCCTTTTACAAATTTTTGCGGATGCTTCTTGTTATGAACGGCAAGGAGCTTTCCGACGTAATAATCGGGAGTAACGTCTTTATACTCGGCTGGTTCCTGCACTGTATCAGCGAGGTATGACAATTCTCCTTCAAACATAACGTTACGATTCATTTGGGAATCACGCTTAACCTCAAGCAGTCTTCCCCTAAACACAGGATCGGACTCATTTGAATGGTAAACGCGAATCTCTGCTTGAGATAAAGCGTTAGTATCAAATAAATTGTAACTCGCATTTTGACTAGGAATTGTAAAAGTTAAAGAGCCGAACGCATTCTCCTCCAACTCTAATTGAGGAGAGATCGTTTTACGGCTACGCTCGTTGTAATCATCATTATCGACAATCACAGGATCTGCGTTCTTTGGATGAAGCACGATCGTGTACATAATAGACCTCTCCTTTAATTAGTTATTAGAGTGTGCCAGTGTCTACGCCGGGATTAGAAACGCTATATGCGGGTGGTTCGAGATGATAGTCAATGGTGATCATCGACCAATGCTCGTCTGTATGTGCTTCGTTTACTTCCCAGCGTCCACGGTAGTAATAGTTCGGATCGCTCGCAAGTTTAACAGACAGGTTCTTTCCGTGGAGAAAACTTGCTATTGATCTTTTGAGCGACTCAAACGTTACATTTTGCTTGTACTCAGGAATGTAGAACTCTATAGAGCTCTCGCGCATTCCATATGTTGGCTTTTTGTTTTCATAAACTTGCGTCGATGTGTCGAGTATTCCAGAAGTATCAAGCGTTCCATTCATGCCCATTACCTCGACGAAGTTCGTTCTTACAGGGGGTAATACGATAACCGGCTTTTTGCTTGGTAAAAGCAGCCAATCATCATATGTGTTTTTAAGTTCTGTAGTGGGATCATCGTAAGGACAAAATATCAATGAATGAACCTCTATTGCTCTTTGACTTATTGGCACATTAAACCCCCCTTTGCTTTCTTACAGTTCTTCTTCCAAGCTCCATGTCCATTCCTGGTGCAAGAGCTCCAACAGTAGCGCCGGTATCCATTACAACTTGCAGGTTCGCCATCTTTTCGCCAAGTTCGTACAGTTCTGTTTTCAGATCTGCAAGCGATGAAACGATACGCGAATTGTCGGTATCGATTTGAGATGTATCGACACTTGCTGCAAGTCGCGATGTGAGTGTAGCGCCTATAGGATTTGTAGTAAGGCCGCTTAACTGGCCCTGAAGGATTCTGGTTCCATTTTGAATACCACTTGTGTTAAGCACCGGCGTGAATGGTATCGACGAGACGTTGGAAGACATAGCAGACGTATAAGCAGCAATGTTTGAAGCCGCCATAGCGCTGTAAGTCTTCTTAAGTGCATCTTCTTTACTTGTTACGCCGTTGATGAGGCCAAGCATAGTAAATGTACCAAGCTGTTTGAATACTTTAGAAGGTGATGCTATGCCAAGCTTCTTTTTGATTGGCTCGATTATGTCTTTGTCTGCCGTGCGATTCATTAACGCTACGAGATACTCCTCTTTGCTTATAATTCCTTTTTCAAGTCCTTCTGCGAGCGCAACGCCGTACATTACCGTAGACTTTAAGCCTTTATTTGCTTCCTCTTTTATACGTTCTTCGGCTCCAGAAATCCAAGAACCAGAGCTGTTGTATCCGACGCTCTTCAAGTATTCTCGTCCTTCTGGTGAATCGCCGAGTGACTCCGCCAACGCTTTGAATAAATCTTCATAACGTTGTTTCGTCTCAGGTGTAATCGAAGCACCAGATGCAACGAGCTCATCGAATTCTTTAGCATATTGTCCAAATTGGTTTATTACTTGTTGAACCGATGCCCCGGCATCCGATAGAACAAGATTAAAATTCAATCCAGCCATGGCCTCTTTTGCTTCTTCGAGAGTTCCATCCATAGCTGCAAATGCTTTATCGACATTTTTAACCGCTGCCGTCGCTTGAATAGTATTTTGTGTGGCATTCGCGACATTTACGTCTAACGCAGACATAGCGGCATTTACATCAAGGAAGAAATCGTTACGCTCAAAACTCTCAAGCATTTTATATCGTTTTCTACGTTCGCCAGTAAATTCCTTACCTGCCTCTTTCATTTCACGTTGCATTTCTTTATACTCTTTTTCCATACGTAGCATGTCAGCATTCGTATAGTCTAAAGTATATTCCTGTTTAGAGCTTTCATTGTAATATGTGAATTTTGCTTTTTCAAAATCTTGTTTTGCTTTTAATGCAGCAGCCTCTTGTTTAGAATAATACCCACTTTCCAATTTTTCACGTGTTTCTGAAATTTGCTCCTCTGCTTTTTCAAGTTTTGCTTGGAGACGTTTCTTTTCCATGATTTCCGTTATTTTTTTACTCTGTATGTCTAATTTATTGTTTTGCTCGTCGATAACGCTAACGACCTGAGTTTGCGCATCAATTTCAATATTTAAAGCTCCAGAAAGTTGGTTTTTAAGCAATCCAACTCTGGTTTCATATCCAGCCTTAATTTTGCCATTTTGATCAACCATTTCTCGTAATGTTTCAAGAACCTTATTATTATGATCAGCTTCTTTATCGATGTCTGTAAATGCATCTTTGCGCTGTTTGTATAGTTCATTTAAACGGGCTTCATCCTCCAAAATAGGCTGCATCGCTTGCCTAACAACTTCATCGTTATGCGTAGTAACACGCATGGCCTCTGTTGAGCTATCTATAATCTTTTTGAAGGCTATTCCTGCACCAACAGCCAGAAGTGCAAAGGGGTGGGAAGCAGCAAAACCAGCAATCTTACTAAGAACGCTACCAGCATTTGCAAGTATGCCAGGCAACTGTATTGCACCAGCTTTAATTGCGTTTATATAACCGCCATAATGTTGTGCCATAGTTTTTGCATTCGCTATAAAATGCTTCATTTTATATGCGGTTAGTTGAACCGAACTTCCTATGTTTTTTAAACTATCAAACAGCTTGAAGGTTTTATCTGCCCCATCTTTTATCTTCTTATAAGCAAATATCCCTATAAGAGCAAGAGATATCCGTTTTGCCCAAGGAAGTACGTAATCAGCAAAGTCCTCAAGATCCTCTTTAGCTACGCCAAACAAACGTGCTAATAATTGCACGACCGTCTTAATAACCTCTTCAAAGAGTTTGTTAACGGCCTCGACGATTTCGCTTCTATGCTCGCCTATAGCATTTGCCAAGCCATTGATTACAGCAACAAGTGCTTCCACGAGCTGCATTGTTACTTCCCCTGCTCGTTCTTTTATGCTTTTAAGCACCATTATAATAGTGTCCCATATCTTGTTAAAGAATGCAGGTCCCTTTTCAAGAACTGAGTCAAGCACACCGTTTACCATGTCGATTAATCCATCTGCAAGCTGTTTTACGCTTGAGCCAAGCGATGACACAATAGCGGCGATTATGTTTCCGATGAATAAACCAATGGCCGTGCCATAATTGAAACTGTTTTTGTTCAGGTCATCAACAAGCATATTCAGATTTTTAATTGTTTTCTTTACTTCATCTTCGGACATTGTTGACAACGTCTTAAATGCCACTGCGAGTAAAGCCACCGCAACTGCAAAAGCTGCTGCAACGACACCCAAATATCTTATGGTAGCAAGAACGGTTGAACCGCCAGCGCCCTGAGAAAGATACGATACAACGCCAATTAAAGCAGCGATTGCGAGAAATACGCCCATCGCTTTATTCAGAGATTTTGTATCTGCTTTAGCTATTAAAACTGCAGCAGCAGCGACGCCTATAACTGCAATTGACATAGCAGCCATGAGGACTGCCATATTTTTCAATGTTTCTAATCCCCGTGACAATTTGCCGGTGTCCTTTTTACTCGGGGCCTTTAATTGCGCCGTATGCTTGTTTATTTCTTTAACAGCTATGACGATTAATCCAATCGCAAGAATAACGCTCGTCAAAAGTCCAGTGACGGCTTCGATTTTCTCTTTAGGAAGTAAACCGATTATTGCAACACTAGCACCTATGGCCAACACAACAGCTGCTATACCAGCCATAATTAAGGCAAATGATGCCATTTTGACGACGATGTCTTTTCGAGCTTCTTTCATGTACTTCCACATAATTGCTTGTATGGCAAGAACTGCTCCGATAACGGCACCCATGATTACTATCATAGCGGCTGTTGCACCAGCTACTGCGCCCGGTCCTAAGAATTTAATTGCTGCGGCCACGGCTAACATAGCTATCAGGACTTTCTTAGTTCCAATTAAGAGAACCAGTAAAGAAGCAAATAAAGGCGCAAACGATGCCGAACTTTTCTTTATTTTAGCGCCATTTTTGTCGTAAGAAGTAGTTATCTCGGACATTTCTTTAACAAGAAGGCCTACGAACCCAATTAACGCTACTAAAATCCCAGCAGCAGTTAAAGTTGCTTCTGGACTCAAAGCAACCAAACCGGTTATCGCCGCCAAAGACAGCGTCATCATATTTATCACGGCGCCTAAGCCAAAGAAAACAGCAAGAACTTTGGGACTTATGATGTCCTTACCAGCGAATTTGAGTGCTTCCGCGGTTACCTCTAAGCAGCAACAGCAACGCCGCTATGCCTTTCAGCATATTATTATACGGTAGCAACGAAAGCAAAGCCAGATCTGCTATAAGTACGGTTATCGCACCAGCAACCATCAGCAATTGTGCGCCCATTCCGACTAAAGCAGCAGCTTTTCCACCGCCACCTTCGCCTATTGAAGCGTTTGACATTTTACCAAGAACGCCCATAACGCTTGTCAGCAAGAGCACTAAAGCTGCTGTCGATTTATATATCTTGTCCTCTGGTAATCCGCTCAGTACAAGTAAAGCTCCAGCGAGAAGTATAATTCCAACTGCTAGTTCTTTAAATGCTTTCGCCTTTATCCCTGTCTGAATTGCTCTCAGGGTATTAGTAAGTTCACCGAGGAATTTACGTATATTCTTTGAGATCTTTCCAAGGTCTACTACTGTGCCCTTTAGTGATTTTATGATGCTTACGATATTAAACAATAAATAGGCCAAACCGCCGCCAGCAAGAGCCGAGCCAACGTCACCGACATCGCTTCTATCGAGTATACCTTTTATAGTTGCGAATAGACCGCTAAACGCATTAGCAATCAGTTTTCCGACAGTTTTTATAGCAGGGCCTATAACCTCCCAAACACCGAGTATTCCATGCCATATCTTTACAAAGAAGTTCTTTATTGCTTCAAGCGGATGGAAGCCCTCTTTTACGTTTTCTGTAAATTCTTCAGTTGCGCTTGTATCAACACCTCTGAATCTGTTTATAGCAGATTGTATAGCATCGACGAAGCCGTTTACAACTCTTACACAGAATTTCCAAACGCTAGAATTTACAATTGCGTTCTTTACGCTCCTTACGAAGTCGACGATTGCTTTGCCGACGGGCCAATCGTATATGGCTTCTCCTATTTTGACACCAAGATCCTTAACAAATGTTATTGGATTGTGCTTTTTGATAAAATCCCAAATATAGGAGAATAGATCCACAAACGCATCTTTTATAGCGCCGAAACCTGCTTTAAGACCGCCATTTTTAAATGCAAGCATTATGTTTTTTATTGCAAGAAACGCCGCTTTAAGTCTAGAACCGACCCAACTAAGAACGTTTCCAACTTTACCGAATACCCTTTCGAACACTCGGCCTTCTTTTATTGACTCTCTCAGATTTATAACCCAATTGCCAAGGGATCTGGTTCCGCCAAGAAGTTCGCCAGTTATAAACCCTAAAGCTTTCCTGGCGAGAGGAAGAATGACGCTCGCAAACGCTCTAAACGCATCTCCTACGATCGCAAGGGCCGAGAACAAACCAGCAAATGTTCTTCTTAATTTGTCAATTGTTTCTGGCGTCGGCTTTAAGGTTCTTGTGAATCGTTCAAATCGTTTTGTTAAATTTGCAAGGTCTTCGCCTGTTTTGGGCGGAAAGACCGTTCTAAAGCCGTCTCTAACGGCTCCGAGTATCGACGTTAATGCTTTCCACATATTTGAGAACGATTTCAGCATGGCATCGCGCCCGCCTATTTCGTTCCAAACTTTAAGGATCGCATTGCGTGTTGTGCTCATTCTGTCGATTAGACCGCCAAGAACCTTTGATAAATCGGTCCATAGCTTCTTCGCTTTCTCAAAGTCGCCAAATATATACTCCCATGATTCTGCCCAACCGGATTGAAGGGCTTCCTTGAGAGTATCCATCAGCATCGTGAATGTCTTTACCTCAGTAGCTGCTGCGGTCGAAGCTTTACCGATGTCGGTCGTTTCATCTGCATACTTTTTCAGCGTTTCTATAAGTACTTCAGATGTTAACCAAGCATCTGACAGATTGTCATTAAAGCCTTTAGTAGCGCTTACAGCATGCCCCTTCATTGTTTTATACATGCCTTCGCTTGTTTTTGTGACAGTGCCAAACGCCTCTGCTGTTTTAAGAAGCTCGTTTTTAAACTCAACAGTAGCCATATTGGCGTTTTCAATAGATTTCCAGTCGATGAGCTTTACTGAACCAGTTGAAAGCGCTTGGGCAAAGTTGTACATTGCACGAGATGCCTCATTTGCATTTGCGCCGGATCGTGCCGCCTCGTTAGAAACACCCTTGATTGCAGCAACGGCATCTTCAAGTTTAACACCAGCATTTGTGAACTTACCGATGTTTGTTGTCATATCTCTGAACGAATATATAGTATCATCAGAATACTTGTTCAATTCATTCAAATATTTATTTACTGTTTTTAGTTCCTCTCCAGTCGATGCCATAATCGTCTGAACAGAACCCATTTTCTCTTCATATTCAGACTTACCACTACTAATAGGAGTCGTGAAAGTCTCTCTTGCAATAAGCCTCCCAGTATCAATTATCTTATTAGCAAGCCTGTCATATAATTGTATCGTGAACCTTTCAAAGAAGGTAAACTTAGCGTAAACAGTGTCGAGTCCTTTTGCCAAAGGGTCAAATGTCACTTTCTTAATAGCTGTATTCATTGCTTCGAAGCCTTGCTCAACGTTTTTGAAATGCAGGGCTTCCTTCAGCTTATCAAGCGTGCTTATAGACTCTTTCGCCGGTTTCTCGAATTTGCTGTTGTCAAACTCCATAGAGACGACTTTATTGTCTATAGATTTGCTCACGTCTTAATTACCTCCTTCCAAAGTTTATCTTCTATTTCAGCAAAAACAGGGGCAAGAGCTGGATTGATGTAGTCAACGCCTTCAACCCAGCCGCCACTTTTTGTTGCATGCCCGTATTGAATTAAAATAGCGACTTGCACGAAATATGGAGCATAGTCGTTAACCCAAGAGATAGAAACTCTATTATCCTGTCTCTCAATAACATATCTCCAATGTCGTGCAGTTTCGCCCGTATCTTTCGGAGTAGCTTCGTACAACTCACGAACGCCCCATTCTCCGTATTCTTTAAGCTTGTTTGCAAAGTCTATTCGCAACAGCTTTTTTAGAAAGGTTTCGGATTTACTGAAATTGCCTTTCTGTTTGATCTTCATAACTGGCATGCTGAAACCCCCATTAATGTTTCTTAGCAGCTCTTTGTGCTGCTTTTGCCCGTCTATATGCGTTTCTATTGTACATATCCTGTGCAGCTTCACGCGGAGACATCTTCTTTGGGTTTTCTTTCTCAGAGAACACTCTAAGAAGTGTCATAAGACGATTTATGTGCCATTTTTCACATTCTTTTGGTATGTTCCATTTGAACATGCAATAATAGATCTCTTCAGAAGTCGTTATGCTTCCAACTCCGGAGTGTCCCGGCCCATCGTTTTTAAACGTAGTAGCTGTCATTGGATCTTCGATATAATCGCGAACTCGCTTAAGTTCTGACTCCGGAATAGCGACGTACGCTTTGATGTCGATAGGACCATTAAGCGTCATGCATTGCATATAAGACAGCATCATTTCCTCAGTTAGTTCACCACCGAGGGTTTCCCTATCTTTCAGAAACGCTTCATGCCAAGCTGACTCCCATTTTGAAATGGAAATCAGTGAATGCTCCATGACGATTTTGGTTTCTGGAATTTCGGTAAATTCGAGTGTTTCTTCGTTTATTAGTTTCGTTTTTGGAACTACGATAGTGAGCATAGCTCATCACTCTTTCTCCAATGCGTCTCTTTCTGTTATGTAGTTCGCAAGTGCAGCGCCTACATCAGCCTGCGAATCCTTAGGTACGAGGCCTATAATGAACTCGCGCTGGAATTCGGGATTTGAGATAAGCTCATCGAAGAGCTGCTCATACATAGGCGTCTCGAGAAAAGCTTTTGAAAGCTCAGGAGACTTCATGAAACGCCGTCCATCGGGCGAAACCTCACCATAGGACTTAGCAATTATGTTCTGGAAGTTAGCGAACATTGCAGCTTCGTCATGGCTTTCGACCATACGCTGTGCTGCAGCTTCGAACCCACCTTTTACACCTGTCGCGATTTCCATGACCTCAGGACGAGTAAGCTGGAATCTGCAGGTCTCTTTTACAGTCTCCCCAAAATAATTAGTGTAAACAAATTCCTTCGTGTACATATAAATTAGCTCCTTTCAAAAATAAAAAAGGGCGCCCCTAAACTCTAGAAGCGCCCGTTTCATATTACTTATTAGCCTGCGGACATACCCATAATAGCAAGTACATCATCCGGAGACAGCATCTGAGGATCGATGCTATCAGAGCCGTAAATACAGTCGCACAGGAACTTGTAATTAGTATTGTTCTTGCCGTTGGTAAGAGTTGTAGTGTCAATATCCATTGTAGAGCAAGGCTTTGCTGTCTGGCTGGGGTTGGTCCAACCAACAGAGTCGCTTGTATACTGGAAACTGAAAGTACCAGCATCAGGTGAGTCATTTACAGTGTTGTTGGAATGCTCAGAAGGTGAAGTAGAACTGTTCCAAACGAGATGCAGAATCTCACCAGCATCGGCATTAATGTCGTTACCAACATTGGACTTATAAGCGAAGGCAAACTTCTGTCTTGCCTGCTGTCCAACAACAACGTCGTTAACGATCAGATTGCCGTTGCAAGGCTCAAACTCAATAGGATACTGATAGCACTCAATAGTACCACCAGACTGCTCAGCAGCACGCATTGAACCATACTTGATGTTGTCGGCCCACAGATCGGTAGCATCACCGCCGGAAGGGCTGTTGGTTGCCGTAGTAATACCGTTCCAAGGCACGCCCTGCTTATAAAGGGACTTAGAAATTGTGATCGTAGAACCGGTAGGCGCAGTAGGGGCATCAGGAATATCAGTATCGCTGGATCCGGTACCCATTACAAACAGAGCAAGAGCGCTTACACCAGTATGAAACTTTCTGGTGCCTGCCTGGTCAAAAAGCATTTTTGCCATTTTGAATTCCTCCTTTAAGAATAGATATATAGGACATCGTGATAGAGTCCTTCAGCGACGTAAGTTCGATCATAGTAACAATTTTCGAAGTTTTCGAGACAGTCCTTGACAAACTTTCCGTCATCTTCTTTTTTGCTTATACGAGTAACAGTGTATCTGAATCGCACGTTGTACGCTTTATTGTCAGCACGCCTAATACTCGCAGATGTCCGCTGCACAAGAACGCAAGGGTAGACCATCTGAGAATTGGGCGGGGGCTGAAGGTACACATTCTTGTATCCCGTAGCTTCTATGAGCCGGGTTCGTAATTCTTGGTTACTGGCCATTTGCGTCCTCCTCCGTCTCAACCTCGGTCTCCTCGTGCGCGTTGACCTTGTATAAATCTCCAAGCGTGAGGTCTATTCTCGGATAGGAAGGTACAGCGGAAGAAACCTCCCATCGCTTACCCCACAGCTCGGCGGATACAATATCAGTGAAGTGAGCAAATGCGAATTTGTCGGCTACTATTGAAATTCTCGTTGAAGTCCCAAGAGAGCCATTCACAGTATCGCGATAAGCCATAGAACTGCGTTCCTCAATAACATCTCCACGATATGTACGAGTGCGTTCGATTTCCTCAAACACGCCGGGCTCGACTTCGTCGTCATATCTGTACGTAACTTTGCCTCGATACTTTTTCATTTACTCACCTCACGTAAATATCATTTTAGCCTGCAGCCTGGTTATTACTGGGGGCAACGGCGTAATGCTCGATAGCCATAGCGGAATAAGGCTTAACGAGTGCACCGGACATTCTGCCTTCATACAGCATAATGTACTGGTTGAAGTTGAGGTCAAAGTCCTCAAACATTTCAGCCTTGCCGCCCTTATCAGCACCTACATTGTAGTCAGAAAGGTTTACAAGCAGGGCATCGAGATAAACGGTGGTAAGAGTTGTAGGTGCTTCAGGATCGAGAGCCACGGATCTGCTCTTGTTCTCCATAACCTCAACGGGTACGATTCTGCTTACACGAAGCTTGGTTGCAAGCTTGTCAATGCTGTCATACATATCACGGCCGACATCGTCGGTCAGAAGCAGGCAGTCGGCGATGAAGTCTTCAGTTGTAAAGAGGATAGGAGAGCCGGAGCCCTTGTACAGCTTTCTGTGCTTAATGATAGCTCTAATGATTGCACGAGTGCGAGCATCATCAGAAGTACCAGTTACGACAGGAACGCGAACAGGAATCGTGAACAGGGCCGCATCTGTCCAGATAGGACGGATCTTGTCTTCCTTGATCTTGAGTCTGTTGGTGGAGCCTCTGCCGTCACCGATGAGGATCGCACGAGCAACTTCCTCCTCCCACATCAGTCTCATCTCGCCCTTGATCCAGATAAGAACGTCGAAGTCAACAATATCAATGCGGTCATCGCGGTCAAACTTCTGTCTCTTATAAATGGTCTGGGGAGAGGTCTCACGCTGCAGAAGCTCGAATACCTCATCTTCCTTCTGGTCACCCTTGATGTAACCCTTTGCACGGGCTTCATCAGCAGTAATATCAGCGAAGATAGTCTTTACCTTGCTGAACGGGGTCTTGTGAACGCCGGAAAGAACTACATTTACCCATTCAGTTCTTCTCTTGATGAACTCGGGCTTATCAGTATAGTTCTTTGCATCAGGGAACAGCATTTCAGAGTTGATGATTCCGTAAGTCTGCGCAGGATCATCGTTGTCATCATGTGCGAGTGCATCGTTTTCATCGTCAATGAAAGCCTGTACTACGGCCTTCATCGAAGGGGCCTGATCATCATCCATGTGCTGGATGAAAGCGGCCTGCTCTTTCCTAGTAAGATAAGGGCGAGCAGTTTCGTTGCTAGAATCGAAAAGTGAGTGTCTCATCTCGTCTTCCTCCTTAGAATTGTTTGTAGCTGCCTCTACGGCTTTAGCTACTACTATGTTTATTGCAAACTCGAGTGCGTCTTTTTCGTCTTCGTCGAGTTTACTGCCTATACCGTTGAGTACATCTGATACAGAACGATCATTATCCGCGTGGGCGATAGTGCCTCCGACATCAGAATGCTGCATAGCTTCCTGCTCGGTTTCATCATCTTCATTAGCAGGGGCTTCCTCATCGTCGTTCTCTTCGTCATCGTCGTACTCAGCTTCGTCTTCGTCGTCGTAGTCATCTTCATCGCCGTAAATTTCATCGCTGTGGACGATACCGGACTCATCTGAAAGACAACCATCGATAAAGAATCTTATTTCCGCACAATCGCCCTCTTCGGTTCCATGAATCATTACATTGTCGATGTGCGCTCCGGGATTTGCACCGGCAAGTACTACCGAAACTTCTTTAACATCGCCGTGTGAAACGACTTTGCGATTTTCGGTAAGATGATTTGCAAATACGGAAAGGCAGCTCAGATCACCATGCTTTACACATTCTTTCACGTGGCTACCAAGGTCACTGTCGTTAAGTGATACATAAGCATAAAGGTCATCAGCTCTTTCCTGAAGAAGCGCCTTACCCATAACCTGAAATGCAGATTTATGGTCATGCTGCCATACAACAGGAACTATCTTTCCGTTGCAGTCTTTAAATGCACCATGGCGAATTACTCTACCATCAGAGCATCTAGTATTGTACTTACTTGCTATACCGGAGAAATCATACTGAAAATCTGTCATTTTGATTTCCTCCTTGAAAATGTCAACCAAAGAACTGCCGTTTGAGTCTTTACTCGTTTTTCACTATGCCGTTTGGTCTATAGTTACTTTACTAGCTACGTCTCATTGAGGCTGTTCCATAGATTGCTCTTCAGCCATTTGCTGTTGGGCTTCAACAGTTTCGTCTGGATGATTAAGGTTTGAATTCCTAAGTTCATCCGCCTTAGGATCGTCGCTAGGTTTAAGACCGATCTTGACTCTGATTTCGTTAGAGGTCATAATCTCATTACGTGTCAGCTTATCAGCCAATTCAGCAAGCTGAGCAACAGGAACAAGCTTAAGAGGATCTCTAAACGACATGATTACTTGGCCAGAATCGTACGCTTCTTCAGGAATAAAGGCTATGGTACACGCTTCAGTAACTGCTGTTACAATAGGTGCGACGACTCTTTCCTGATAGTTAAGCATGGCGTTCTCATCGGCGGTTCCATTCATGATCTCAGGCGTCAAGCCAAGTTCAGTGTAAAGACGTTTGTCATAATACTCGATTTGCTCGATAAGATTGTTTTCAAGAGGACGATTGAGCTGAACGACCTTTTCGTTATTATCGATATATGCAACGCCATACTTAGCACCTTCAAGCTGTTTGGCAACCTGTCCTCTACGCTTATTTGCGTCATCGATCTGCTTTTGACCTTTCAGTGGATAAGGAAGCTGAATTATCAAGTCCAATTTGCCAGAGGCAGTGATCTCGTCAATTCTATCAAGAAGTGCGAGTTTTCTCTCCAGCTTTTTGGCAGTGGAATTGGCATCATTCATGATTGAGCGGAACGGGTTTTCGACTATTGCACACTGGTCCTTAGGGATAGTGTACTGCTGATGAAGTCCGGTTCTATCGTTGTAAATATCTATTCTAACTTTCTTAGGATAGATTTGAACGATACGTGCAACTCTTGCCTCGACAACCTCAAACTCTCTTAAATCCTCTTCGTTTTCAATCTCATCGTCAATCAAAGTAGGAACAATAGCTACGCCGCCCTCCCCTAGCAAAGATTCAAAAATATCAATTTTAAAAGCGGTCGATGGCTGATCGATGTTTGCTTTGTAATTGAATATTTTATTAAGCCTAGTGTCCATCGTCATTTGGTAATTTCCTTCGAAATCAGCAATTGCATGGACGATCTTAAGCTGTGCGGCATCATTAGCTATTTTGTTTTTGATAATGCTAGTCGCTGAACCTTTTGTCCAACCATAAGTCTGGATTTTGAAACCTCCGATCCCGTATGAGGGACCGTCATCAGGACTAGCATTAAATACTTCCGGAGCGTCTCTGCCAAGAAACGCGTTCCAACCCCGTTTTAAACGGGAGCGTAAAGTCGCCATTGGACTTCCTCCTTTACTTCAGAGCTTCGTAAAGTTTCTTTACAAAATTCGCTCCGGCTCTGCCTGTTTCCTTATAGCCCCACTTCTTCTGGAGCTGTTTAACGGCAGTCATTGACTTCTCGTCATACTTCTTAGTGTCATCAGGCTGCACAGTTATGAGTTTCTTAACGTATGCAAGCCTAAGAAGCTCTTTAACAGCAAGGGCGCCTACGGTTGTTTCGCCGAGTTTATAGCAAGAGCCCGTGTCAAGGGTTTTAATGTTTGTAGAAGGTTTTTGGAACCCATTAAGACCCTTACTCTTGATGATAGACTCGTAATTGACATAGCTGTAATCGTGATCGATCTGACCAGTGCCAGAATTATTCACATAAGCCGTGCCATTCTGCCACATACCATAGGCGCTCTTGTAGTTGCACTTTGAACCCCATTCAGCAATCCAGCAAGGCCATTTCTCGCGAACAGATTTGCTCACGCATTTGGTATACCAGAATGTTGAACAGTAAACGCCGGTGTAATAACCAGCTTTTGTAAGGGCGTTGCAGAAAGTATTAACTGCATTATCGCAGAAAGACATTCCCTGCGCAAATTGATTCTCGCGTTCAAGATCAAACCAGATAGGATACTCAAACTGCTTGCCTTTGAGCCATTCGATACATCTCTTAGCTTCATAAGCGACATAATCAATAGTATTTGCATATGTGAAATAATACGCACCTACCTTCAGACCAGCAGCTTTAGCTCTTGCATAAAATGTCTCAAAGCAGCTGTCCTTCACAACATCTTTCTTCACGTTGTTCCATTCATTAACGCGAAGAATAACAAAGTCATAGCCTGCCATTTTGATTGCGTTAAAATTAACGTTTGGACCTTGGCAAGCAGAAATGTCTAGTCCTTGTACTGTTGGCATAGCAATCGCCTCCTTTGTGTTCTAGAGTTTAGAATGACCGAATTAGACAATACTTTGTCATCAGTGTGTATTAGAGCGCGCGAATTCTTCAAGCCACTCTACAGTTTCTCGGTCATTCTTAAAACCCTAGCGCTATAATAAAAATATTCAATTGTCTTTGGTTAAATGCATTATTGGTTTATTTTTTAACTGGCTTGCAAGACAGAGAAGCCGCATATCCCCACCAAGCAGCACCCGAAGAGCCTCCGACGCCGAGGCATTGCGAACCGCCGCCTATTGAGCTAACAGCATTTCCGCCATATACAGCATAATTGCCGCTGTCGGAAAACAACAGGGAGCAGTAGTATGTACTGTTCGGGTCTGCTCCGATAGCTGACGGAAGAAGGCCGTGAACCCCTGCTGCCATTTTAACGATCAATCCTTGCTTGTTATAATTGGTTGGTCTTGTAACACTGCTTGATATATAGCCGTTTGCCGAAGCATTATAGCCAACTGCTGTACTTCCGTCTGCCGTACCGTATGTCAGTTTGTATTGGTAAGTGCTTCCTGTTCCTGCCGACAAGCCCGCGACCCGGTGCCATACACAACCGTACCAGTTTTCCATTCCGAAAACCTTCACAGGCGCAGTTTGACTTGTAACATCTCCATAAAATAAACCTGCGGCATCAAGCGAACCTGTAACATAAGCCTCCTTAGCTGCGATCGAGCCATCCAGTATACCATTGCCGAAAGAGCCCTTGTCATTAAGGGTTTTTCCTATAAGTATGAGAAGCGCCGAAATCAGTGTTCTGTCGGAGTAAACCTCCGTGTACCACTCAACATCGCTTGTGGTGTTATTCGCCATTGCAGCCGAAACCTCATCGCTGACCGTCGTATTTCCGCAGCCGCTGCTTGACGTGAGCTGTACTCCCGAAAGACTACGCAGCTTGCTCGTGCCAGTACCATTGTAAATTGAGGTATAGAAATGCTTCGTGATTTCGTTTTCAGAGTCGATGTTACACCAGCATTTGTAGCTGTTATCCGCTTTTTTATTTGAACAGTAGAAATTAACTTCGCCATCAGCAGTTCCCGCTTCAAACTTATACCAAATAAGAGGCCATTCCATCATGGCATTGCCGTCAAAAGCGGCATTAGCCACATCGGAGGCTGTTCCGTCCAACTTTTTACTGTAGTCGTTCGGGTCGAGATAGTAGGCCACCGTGCCGTTTGAGCGCAGCATACAGGGCTTTGGCATAAAGAAAGCGTTTGCCCAATCGCCATAGGAGAAAGCAGTTTCATATGAGTATGTTGCCGTGCCAACTGACGAAGGGGTTAAAGAATCGCCATTATCAAGCATAAATAAAACGTTGAAACTCGTTGCATCGTCTGGTGCATTGTATGTCGTTGTTTCGCTATCCCATTGGTGTGTTCCGACTTCTACGTCATCGTCATCAAGCCAAGTAATTAAATATCTTATCCTTGTATTGGAGCAGTTCAGTGTTAATTGGCGTGTCCAAGGAATTGGAACATTAAGTTGTGTAGTTCGCACTCTTGTCGATAAGATTGTCGGGTTTTTTATAGTTGCTCCAGTTTGTTCATCAACTATAATTCCACCTTGCTCTAGTTCCAAAGTTGATGTTGCTCCACTCCGCATACCAGCGGGAGTTTTGTCGACGGCATCAGCAAGATAGGTCACTGCCTGCGCCGGGTCAGAAATTGACGGGTCAACGTGCCAACCGTAGATTTTCAGCGGCTCTTCCCTTATTCTCCCCTTCACCGTCACCTCGCCCAGCGTTTCCGCACTGGAGAGTGTGTTCTCGCCTTTGTATGTTTGGATAGGCGGAAGCGGAACCGGAGGATCTGTGGGTTGGAGGTAGGGGGCATAGGGAAGAGGAGTTGTGCCAGCGTTGAGCATGGTGTTTGTTATTGTTTTAGCAGCATCGACTGACGAAAAACTGGAATAAACACACAAATACAGAGTATCTCCTTGTGATACATCTATTGTGTCCCCAGAATAATTATCACTTACTCTTGCAACAAGGGCTGAACCGTTAAAAAGTGAATAGATAAACCTTTTTTTATCCGATGCTGAATTATTGACAAATGAAAAGGTTACATTGTTTATATCTGAGACATCTATTGGTTCAAGTGTCGCACATCTGTTGACGCTTTGATACATCACAGGATAACCTGCCGAACTTATAGAATATTCAGCTGCAAATGCTTTATCCAACAAATTATCCGTCCTCTTATACACCTTCTGCTCCCCATAGTCCACATACTCCTCTGCTCCGAGCTTGGTGGAGCCGATGTAGATTGGGATATCTGACGTATAGCGGTGTGGGATGTAGTGATCGGGTGAAAATTCTGTTATGGATATTCTGATGGCTATGTCTTCACCACTGCTACTTGACCAATTTAATCTTAAATACTTAGCATTTTCTGGAATTAACAATATGCTGGATTCTGTATTAGAAGATGTACTTTTTATTATTTCGGAATCTTCATTCAATAGCTCTATTTTAAAAAGCGCAACATTGGTTAATTCAATATTATTCTCCAGCAAAAGGTATTTATTTTTGTAATCAGAAACATCTTCTTGATTGTAATAAAATTTCGATGCGTCTTTTTTAAAACAATAATATCCATTCACATATACATAAGAAGCTTCACGTTTTGTAAGATACTGTATAATATCAAACAAATTCTCCGTCTCTCCACTCTCCACCGTCAGCGGGAGTTTGTAGCCGTGTGGGATGTATGAGGC